CAAGATTCATTAAAATCAGAGATCGAGCGTTTTTCAAAATCATGCTCATTCATCTTTACAGCCAATCATCCTAATCGTATTATTGAAGCTCTACAGTCTCGCTTAATAGGTGTTAACTTTGAACCCAAGGAGCAAGAGATTGAGCGAATGCAAGCAGAAATGTTTGTTAGGATTTGTCAAATTCTTGATAAAGAGTCTGTTAAGTATAATGAAGTAGTGTTGATTGAAGTTATTCAAAGGTTTTTTCCTGATAACAGAAGAATCCTAGGAGAACTACAGCAATATTCGCGTTCAAGCAAAGACATCAATGAAGGTATTCTCTTGCATCTTGAGGGTGCTAACACCGAAGCGCTTATCAAAGCTATTAGCGAAAAGAAGTTTAAGCAAATCACTCAATGGTGCGCCAACAATGCTACTAAAGATACGTCTCTTTTATATGAAGAAATTTACTTAAATTTAAAGTCTTTTGTGAATCCGGATTCAATTCCAGATGCAATTATGATACTAGAAGAGTATCAGAGATTTGATGCAACTGTACCTTCTAAAGAATTACATTTAGCTGCAATGTCCACCGAGTTGATGACTTCTCTCACATTCAAGTAAAAGTGAGAAACAAAGATGCAAAATGATGAGATTGTAAAAGAGCCTAGTGTTTTTGATTTTATTTCTGATATTGGAGAGCATAAAAAATATCTATATAATGAACACATAAAGAAAAACTATAGTCAATACATGATTAATAGGGGGTTTGCTCAACATCAAGATACTATATTATTAGCTAATGAAATGAATAAGCGCGCTAGCGTATCTGGACTAAGTGATACTATGCATCATGACTTTCTTTTCTATTCAATTAGTAAACGTAAGAGATATGGTAAATGGGCAAAAGCAGAAAATGTAGATAATGATATTATTCAGTATTTGCAAGAAAAATATTGTATAAATTATGTGACAGCGTTAACTTATTATGATTTGTATGATAAGGCTGATTTAAAGAAACAAATTGAAGAAGCAAATAAACAAGGTGGACTGAAAAAATGATTACATATAAACATAATACTAATATTGAAACCGTTCTTGCAAACATGGTTGAAGTTGAGTTTGTTGACAGTACAGATGATGGATTTCGTAAGGTTAAAGAGACGCTAGAGCGAATGGGTGTTCCTTCGCGTAAAGATAAAATTATTTATCAATCTGCTCATATTTTTCATAAGCGTGGAAAATACTACATCTGTCACTTCAAGGAATTATTTGCAGCCGATGGCAAGAGTGCAGAACTTACAGACGATGATCTAGGTAGAAGGAATTTAATCACAAAATGTTTGATTGATTGGAATCTCATCACACCCATCACACAGAACTGGTCTTCTCCGATGGGAGAACCTCATCAACTGAAAATTTTGAAGTACACTGACAAAGAAACATGGACAGTAAAGAGTAAGTATTCTATTGGAGTCAAGAAACACGACTATTGATATGTATTTTATTATATTAAGGAAATCTATAACATGCAATTGAATGAAAAACAAAGTTATGCGATGAAGCAAGTTGCTCTAGGTAAAAATGTATTCATCAGTGGGCCAGGTGGTGTAGGAAAAAGCGTTGTCACAAGAAGGATTCTTGAACAATTTTCAGACTCTACAGTTCTCGTTGCACCGACTGGCATTGCTGCACTCAACATCGGAGGTGCAACGATTCACCGCACGTTTCTCTTTCCAACTAACGTGCTAACTTCTTATCATGCAAAAAATTTCAAGCCGTTGACAGGATCTTTGTTTTCCGTAGATGGTCCAGTAAGACGCATTGTCATTGATGAAATTTCAATGACAAGAGCAGATACATTTATTGCAATGGATCATACACTAAGACATATTAGAAGAAAAAATATGCCTTTCGGAGGTCTTCAAGTTATTGTGGTAGGTGATTTTTATCAGCTACCACCGGTGTTAACTGACAACGATAAACCAAAATTTCATGAAGTGAATCAAAGTGAATTTTGCTTTGCTACAGAATCTTGGTCTTCTGCTGGATTTGAGTATATAGAGCTTGATCAGATCATGCGTCAATCTGATCAAGATTTTATTACTCATTTGCAAGCTGTGCGTAGAGCGGCAAGTGATCGGATATCTGATGCTATTGATTTTTTTAATTCTCGCTCAGAGTTAAATAAGCCTTACATTTATGATGCATATGATCCTGTTTTTCTTTCAACAACAAACAAGAATGCGGATATTGTTAATCAAGAACACTATAGTCAACTATCTGGTGAAGAGCATACATACGTAGCATCATATTCATCAGATATGAAAATTCACCCAGTATCTGTTAATCTCAATTTAAAGTTTGGTACTAAAGTTATGTTCTGTGCTAATACAGACGACTACAAAAACGGTGAAATAGGATTTGTAACAGGTTTTCCAACTCGTGATAGCGTGGAGGTTACAAAAGACAACAATAATGAAGATACTGTTATTGTTAGAGAATACAAATGGAATGAAATTGAATACACAAATAGTAATGGCGAGTTGATTAAAAAAGCAGCAGGTTACTTTAAACAGTTACCACTTAAGCATGCTTGGGGAATTACAATCCATAAAAGTCAGGGTCTCACTTTACCAAGTGCTGTTATTGATTTTGGTCGCAATTGCTTCGCATCTGGTCAAGCATACGTTGCACTTTCACGTGTAAAAAATATTGACGGCTTCTTTCTTCAACGACCATTCAAAAAAAGCGATATAATTGTTGCACCCGAGATTAAAGAGTTTTATGAAAACGGTGCAAAAGGAATAGGACTCTTTTAATTATGAAAATTGCGTATACATCTGATTTGCATCTAGAGCATCAGGAATTTGATTTCGAATTACCAGATGCTGATGTTATTTTCTTATGTGGAGACATCACTGTATCGTGTCTTTTGAAAAATGCTAAACATATTAAGTTTTTTGAAGCGTGTTCAAAAAAGTATGATAAAGTATTCTATGTGTTAGGTAATCACGAACACTACACAGAGGATCTTTATCATACTAAGTTAAAAATTGAATATTTGCTAAAATCTCTATCTAATGTTAAAGTGCTTGAAAATGAATTTGTTGAGCTAGATGAGAATAACATTCTCTTTGGTGGTACTATGTGGACAGATTTCAACAATAATGAATTGTATAAGAGCTTAGCTCAATTTAGCATATCTGATTATAGATACATTATTAACTCTGTAGAAAAGCGTTACCTGAAACCAGATGATACTGTTTCTATATTCAAACAGTTTATTGAATCTTTGAGCAAAACATATGATGAGTTTCATGATAAGAACATCATCGTAATGAGTCATCATGCACCATCTTTTGGCTCATCTCATCCTAGATACTTAGGTGATCCTTTATCATATGCGTTTTGTAGTCATCTAGAAAATTTTATATTACAAAGACCTAGAATTAAATACTGGTTTCACGGTCATGTACACTATAGAACTTCGTATACGATTGGAGAATCGACAACGATGATTCTAACTAACCCTAGAGGATATCCAACAGAAATTTTTGAAGATTTTTCTGTTAAAGTCGTTGAAATCTGATAGAAATACGTTATAATATGTGTGTTGGTTAAGAAAACTTCTACCTAAAGGAAGCTACATTATGAACATCGATACTTTGAATGTTGTTAAGATTTTGAATGAAGCAAAAGTTGAAGCAAGAAACTCAGCTCTTGAACTTCTTAACGAAGAATTCGGAGGACAAGATAGTATTCTTTGTGGTTTTGCTTGGATGGAAATTCTTAGCTTTAACCAAAAACGAATTGATGGACGATCTAAAGTAGCTAAAGTATTAAGAAAAGCAGGAATTGAGTATGACGATTATGCAAAGAAATTCGTCATACGGGATCCTTCGAATCTTTCAGTTCAGAACGTAGATGTTAAACGCGCGGGCGCTCAAGCAGCAGCAAATGTGTTTAACAAATATGGATTCACTTGTATAGCCACTTCACGTCTGGACTAATTTAAAAGTATATACTTTATTCGATCTGTATAACTCAACATAATCTGTTAACAGATCGAATTTTTAAGGAAATCTTATGTATAACAGCATCGAAGCTTACGCAAGATCTGTGATTCGTGCTCTGGATCAAGATTTAGATGATATTCCTTTTAAGAGTGTTGATCCTAAAACGAAAGAGCTAATAGACATCAAGCGAAGACGCCCTCACGAGAGTACAATTGGAAGAATTATTTCTTTCCCTCAAACATGGGGTAGCACAGCTCTAGGATTTGGAGGGATTGCTGGTCAATCAATTACAGAGGCGTTGACTGTAGTTGTATTTGGTCATTATCTAGAAGCATGTGTTTATTTTGATGGGAAACTTGCATACAAGATTAATACGCCAAATAGTCAATTTTACGAAGATCTCTCAAATTTCAATATGTCCTCTGTCGAAAAAGCTAAAGCGAGATACGAAGCATGAAACCTTGGATTCAAAATGTATCTATGGATGATATTATTAAGGGGTTGCATTATGACCCCGGAGAGGATTCCGTATTGATTCAGATTGTTGACCCCGGAATGAGCTTTCCCAGACCAAAATATGCTTTTTCAGAGGTATATCAGTTTAATTTTTATGATGCAGAGCCAAATAGCCCTCTGCAAAACAAATTTACAATGTCAGATGCGAGAGAAATTTATGAAATTTTGCAAAAATCGTTTGACAACTCAAGAAATGTTACAGTACACTGTATTGCTGGTCTTTGTCGGTCAGGCGCTGTAGCAGAGTTCGGGGTGGATTTTATTGGTTTTACAGATACAGAAACATTTAAACTGCCAAACACACTAGTTAGAAAATTCTTGATAAAAGTTTTACAGGAACAAAATGATTAGGGCTGGCGATACTGTTAAACTAAAGAACGGCGGTCACTTCTGGATTGTAGAGCGTGTTAAATTTCATTCACCCGACGAGCCTTACGCTCTGATAGTTCGGGAGGATAAAAACACTGGACAAATACTACGAGAAAAGGTACATTTGATAGCATTAGTTAAAGGGTTTAAATAGGGGCGCAAGGCTATGACTAGCATTCCCTAGCTAGTTAACCTCAAGTGGCGGGGAGGCTGAGAAGACCTCCCGGAAATAAGAAGAAAGCTGATCGACTTCTTCTTTCCTCATCAAGATCATGGGATTGTCGTCCCGAGAAAAAAGACCTTAACTTGACAATTTAGGGGTTGTTGAGTTAAGATTATTATAGGTTAAACACGAACACTACAAAAAACTATTTTATGTATTAAAATTTTAACGATCATGTTATAATAATCATAACAAACACTTTATATGAGAAGAGAGTATATATCATGAATATCATCAAACAAATGAAATCATACGGTCTTACGAATAGTGAAATTTTTTGGGAAGTCATCGGAGCAGCTAGTATTCTCGTTGTACCTGTTCTTGTATTGTTGTTATTGGAGATGTATGCAAAATGAAATTCAAATATCATAAAGATGGTACAAAGCCATCAAAAAATCAAGTCTTTGTTTTTGGTTCAAATCTAGCTGGTATCCATGGAGCAGGAGCCGCAAAACTTGCTCTCGAATATGGAGCTAGAATGGGTCACGGTATTGGTGTTCAAGGTAAAACTTATGCCATACCTACGAAAAATTATGATATTGATACAATGCCGATTGAACAGATCATTCCATATATTGAACGCTTTATAAAATTCACTTATGAATTTCCACAACTTAACTTTTTTGTGACTCGAATCGGCTGCGGGCTTGCAGGCTATAAAGATAAGCAAATAGCGGTTTTGTTTAAAGAATGCAATACAAACTGCTCGTTTGCTAAAGAATGGGCACCGTTTATCGAGATGTAAAATAATATATCGTGATAGATTATTAAAATGACTGAACATGATAAAATAATTCTTCTTTATATTAGTTGTGATAGACCATATGATAATATGCCAAAAAGTCTTTATAAAAAAGTTGGTTCTTGTATAAAAAAGTTAAATGATAGCAAGATAGGATATACAAAACCTATAAAGCGAGGATATTTTCATCATACTTTTACACCAGATATTCTCATTACTAAAGGCTATTATGATAGTAAAGTCGTAAGTGTTTCGCGCACAACTTCAGGCGCTGAGTTAGTTCACTTTGAAGAAGCAAATCTTAAATATATTCCGCGCGAGACTGATAGAATTTTAGATGTTAGTAAATTTTTACAACATATCAGACTTAGATATACAGAAAAGGAGATAGAAAGAGTTTTGAATGCTAGTTGTGTATACGATTGTTGTGAATGTCAACCTTATGATTTAATGATGATAGCTCTTAGCAAAAGAGTATCTAATGAAAAAGAATTGATAATTTATCGACCACATAAGAGAAACTGGAAATCATTAAGGAAAACTTAATAATGAAAAATAAATTATTGAAGTATGAAGACTCAATAGGTAGAATATGGACCATCGACAGGAAAACCGTCGTTGAAGATTATATTCAGTGTATAATGCAGATGAATGAAATTTCATATGAAGATGCAAAAGTACAAGTCATGAATGGTAACGATTTCTGGATGTTTGAGCAAATAGAATCACATCCAGAACTCTTTTTTGTGTATGCTACAATGATTAAAGATATTAGTGCAGAACAAAAAGAAATAATTCTAGATAAGATTGGAAAAAATAATGCTTATCTAATAGATGAATAAGATTTATGTTGTATAAACTGTGAAATCGCGCTATAATTAGTTTGTTGGTTAATAAAACTTGATAAGGATTTACATCATGATCACCAAAAACATCTTCAAATTTGCTTCAATTGCCGAAGCGTCTGCACACTTCTATAAACTTGGTTACAAAACCGTAGCGTTCACCGATTACTCAAAGATCATGAGAAAAGATCGTAACGAAGTCATGATCAATCGTGAATCTTTTCTCGATGTGATTGCAGAAGAATTAGTGCTAGAATAAATTTTCCTAGGACCCTTAATAATGAGAACAGACATAGCCATTGCATGTTTATCTATTTGGTTAATTGGATCTTGTATTATGTTTAATAATGTCGTACTTTCACCTTTAAGAGAATGTGAAAGAGTACTACCAAGAAATCTGGTTGCTCTTTTGTTTTTACCTTATAATTCATTTATAGGGAAAATAAACAAGGAGAAGTAAATGTTTACATCTTTCAAAGTATACAATATAATTTATGAATTTGATTCGTCAGAGGATTGTAAGATTGCTTATGAATTGTCTAAGAAATATGATGATGTCAAAATTTTTGAAAAGCACTTAAGTGATGAAAATATCGAGTTTTGGTATTATAATTTTCTAGAATGAGATGTAATAATATAAAAGAATATGAAACGTGAAATCTTGAAATATTTTAAAGTTTGTACCTGCTGCCCTGTTCACGATATGTTCCCATCGGACACATATAAAAACAACAAAAGCAAACATGCTAGATCACTCGGAATAAAAAAAGAACACAGGTATGTACGAAGAAAGTTGAGACTAGAGTTAACTGATCAGGTTAAAAACTTAAATGGAGAAAATGGTGCTAATTAAAAAAGTTGAGGTGTATAGTGTTTTTGGATTTGAGTCTGTTGACTTTAACAATGCCGCAGAAGTTGGAGCTGAATTAATTGCTTACGGATTGATTGATGATTTTACAATTAGCGGAGATAGTCAAAATAAGGAAACTCTCAAAGAAATCGTAGACTTCATCGCAAAGCACCCAGAGCTAGTTAAACAGTATATCAAATAAGGATAATAAAATGAATACAAATAATTTATTTCCATTTGATCTTGAGAAAGCAAAAGCAGGATCAAATGTGGTGACTCGTAATGGTATGGAAGTTAAGTTTATTGCTCATGTCCCTGAAGCACAAGTAGATCAAAGAGTTGTTGTATTAGGTGGAACTGGGAATCTTTTCGTATGTCATGAAAACGGTAGAACCTATTCTTATGATGCACTTGTAAGTCCTTGTGACCTATTCATTAAACAAAATACAATTGTGATCGGGGACATGGAAGTACCTGAACCTTGCATGGTGCTTCCAAAGAATGGACAGCCTTATTGGGCAGCGACGACAGGGTGTAAGTCAGCGACTGCTGGGAAATGGAGTGGATCAGAGTACGAGATGCGTTTGTTTAAATGGGGTCTTGTGCACCTAACTCGCGAAGCTGCCGAACTACATCTAGCTGCTATCATTAGGGTATCAGGGGGTGTGAGGTGATAGAAATTACTGACATGAATCTAAGAAAACATTACCTCCACAGAGACTCGATTTCGCGAGTCATTGAGGCTGGTCCAAACTGGCATGGAATAAGC